GATTATAAAGGAGTGCTCCCCTTGCATGAATAGGAGTTCCTTTGGCATATATGCTAGAAGATGACTTATGTTTGTTAACATTAGACACTGTTCTAGGAAAAGAAATATCTTCTGGTGGTAGTTTTTTAAACTTATCTCTAGACTCATCTATAAATTTGATTACATCCTCTTCAGTGCCACTCATCATAATATTCAAGGCATCTTTAATCATTGCCCTACAAGGTGCAGGTGTTGAAGACTTAACAGCTTCAATACCCATCATCTTTAGTTTAGGTTCTTCATATCTTACTCCTTCACTATCCCACACATTTAAAATATATCTTTTCTTAGCAGTCCATATACCTCTATCAGCAATGTTCTCTCTTTTCATGAACATCTTCTGATCATAAGCATTTACGTAAGTTGCCAACTCTTGATATGATCTATCAATAAATGGCTCCAGTTTGTCTTGGCACACTTTGTCCAAAAGGGAAACAATCTTAGCTTTATCATCAAGTTTAGTATTAAAAAATTTATCAACAAGAGGACCAAAATTGATGTATATAGAGTCTGTATCTGATGCAATAACATAGTCAATTTCTTCTGTATTTAATAATTTATTTAGATAGTCATTCATCTTGTTCTCAATCCATCTTATTGAGACTTGACCTGACAATGTGATTGCTTCTGCATTGGCAAGCTTGTAGTACCTAAAATACTGGTTACCGATAGCGCCATAAGCAGAGTTAAGAGAGATCTTCTTAGCCATTTGGATATTATTGCATCTGGCAATTTCTTTCTCAAGGGATTTAGTTGGAGTTTTTTCATATGCTTGTTTTGCTTCTAACATTCTTTTCTTAAAGACAACTCTTTCTGCATACATCTTTTCCATTAACTCAGGAAGAAATCCTTTTATATCTTTCCTATACTGAGCACCATTTGCACAAGTTGCATATTCACTACTTATATCTATATCCTGATTGAGGAGTCCATCAACATTTGCACTGGGATGTTTTGTTTCCACCAAAGTTTCTGGTGAAATATTATATTGCATAATCAAATGAGGATATAGACTATTCAAGTCAAAAGAGACAACCCAATCATACTTGCCTGGTTTTGGTTCTTTTACATAAGCACCAGCATACTTTTCATCCTTCTCACTTCTATCTTTTGGTGGTATGACAATGTTTCTTTTCTTCAAATAATTATAGATGATAGTGTCCCACATTCTTACTTGATACATCACATCCTGATAATTAACCTTGGCATCATATGCCATAGTCAATGCAAGTTCAATTAGTTTCATCTTGTCTTCAAGTCTGTCAACAAGTTCAACGTCAATGATGTTGTAATCTACAAACTTCTTCCAGTTGCCTTTATAAAATTCTTTAAAGGTATCAAACTCAGAGTGATCCAATTTCTTTTGTCCCAACTCTACACCAGCAATATAATCCAACCTATAAGACTCTTGTGCTTTATAAGTAAACTTCTTATACAACTCAAGATAATCAAGAGTTGTCATACCAGCAATATCATAAACATTATATTTTCTACCAGAAATATAGATTTCATCCTGTGACACTAATCCCCAAGGTGATAGTAATTTACATTTCTTATCTCCCATGATCCTACTAATTCTGCCACAAAGATATGGTATATCATACAATCTAACATTCCATCCAGTAATAACATCAGGTGGATTTTTAGACCAATGATATAAGAAAGAATTAAGCATATCAATCTCATCATCAAAATGATAATAAGTTACATTTTCCTGAGTGGGAACATATGGTTTCCTACCCCATGTTGTAATCTTTTTTGTAGAATAATCTTGTAATGATATTGTTAACATCTCTTCAGAACAAGAGTCTGGATCAGGGAATCCTTGCTCAGCCTGAACCTCAATATCCATTGTCACAAGATTAATATGTTTGATATCAAACTTTACTTCATCTTGAGGATACTTATCAGATAGGTATTGAAAAACATATCTGTTATTGCCAAATATCTTAAATCCATCTACATTATCATACTTCTTAAAAAACTCTCTACAATCCCTTACAGTGCCAGGTTTAATTGGTGTAACACTTTCACCATTCAGTGTTTTATAATTTGTCTCCTTGTTTGACTTTACATATAATGTTGGTGAATATGCTTCCTTGTATATTTCTCTCTTGCCATCAACAACCTCACGTACCAAAAAGTTGTTACCAATCATTTGGACATTGGTATAGAATCTCATTCTGCTATCACATCCTCATACTTCTTTACTATTTTACTATTAGGTTCTACCAAAGTCAATATCTTATCAGATGACATCATAAAAGTATTTTGAGTTGTTAAATTTAATAACCAAGGAGATAGAGTACCATCATCATTAATAGCAAATGGTTCAGTTAATTTACAATCAGGTTCACCTAGTTCACTCTGAACTTCCTCTATCTGTGTTACTAGTACTTCCTTTGTCAGTAGAACTATCACTTTGAGATTTTCTTTTTTCATAATTTTCACATGCTTTGGTATATAGGTCTTTGAGTTTTGGTTGAGGTTCTACTATACTGATAACCCAATCTGCTACTACAGGTATCTTTTCCTCATCAGCAAGAGGCAACCAAGGTAATAGTTTTATTGAAACAGGTTTTTTATCAAGTGATTGACTTTCATCAACTTGTATTTCTGGTGTTGTAAGTATTGCCCTACAAGGATTTGCAAAGTAATATCCCACAACCACTTGTTTTTCAGTTATCATTTCAGTTATTTCTGAAATAACTTCCTCTCCTGACTTCAACAATGCAAGTTTTATAGCCATGTTTTTAAACAGTTAATAATATTGTAGCATAAAAAAAGGGGGTTGTCACCCCCTGTAATTTAAAGATAGTCTTTTCTAGCATGATGTTCTGGAATTATCTTACCTAGTTTGGCAAGCAATAATCCATCTGCAAAAGTAACATCCTTTACTTCTATGTCATCAGATAGTGACCATTCTCTTTTAAATGATCTTGATGCAAGACCTCTGTGAAGATATTCTTGATCTTCTTTATTTTCTTTATTACCTTCTACCACTAACTTACCATATTCAGTATAAACTTTAATTTCCTTTTTCTTAAATCCAGCTAGAGCAATCTCTAATCTAGATTCTACATTGCTTACATGAACAATATTGTAAGGTGGGTAACTTTGTTGTGTACCTACATTGAATATATTTTCAAAATAAGTATCTAGACCAATACTATTCTTAGTGATCTGTTGCATTAGATCTCCAAGATCAGCAGTGCCATATCTTTCTAAACCGTAGGGGTTGCTCATAATTGTATCTCCTTTAAAAGCGAGTATTTTAGAATGTGAACCTGTTAAGCATTCACACTACTAATTATACAAGAAGCACTTGAAAAGTAAAGTGGATAACTCTACTCTATGATACTGTTTCCTCTACTTTTGTTTTCTTTCCTATATTATATTTCTGTTCTAACTTCCACTCGTGCTTCTCCTTATAAGGTAAAACCTTAATTTGGTTTAATGGTGCTATATCTATTACTGAATCTTCTTTTAAAATACTAATGAGGCCCCAGTCAGAAAGGAGACGAGTAATACGATTCCTACGCTGAACATCGTTAATAGTAAGGTTAGCGAACTTTCCATCTAAAGCAAATAACTCCTTAAAATGTACTATGAAGTATTTACCTTGCTTATGCAAAATATGACAACTTTGGTAAAGTTTTTTTTCTTTTCTTGACGCAACCCCAATTCTTGTTAGGGTTTCTCTTACTTTAAGAAAATCATCTGGTTCATTCAATTTCACCTCAACCATCTTTTCTTGAGACCAATTAACCTGAGGTTCAATACTTTGAGTCATTTTTTTCCACCAATTTCAAGTCGTTGTTTAATAAAGTGTATTTGCTCATTTGATAAAATTTTCAAGACTTGCAATGCTTTTTCATTACTATAACCATAGTATTTTTTAACACAGTCTAAATCATCTATTTTATCCTTTCTAAGCCAAGGAGAAAATCGCTTTCTTTTCCTCACAGTATTTAGATAAAAAGAATATTGAAGGTCTTTATCTAGGAAGTGATATTTGTTCATTTCATTAACAAACAAGATACAATCTAAATGTCCAGACAAACAACGATTAATAATGTATGGTGGATAAGTTTTTTTAGCAGTAGGATCTCTTTCTAATAAATCTTCTTTTGTTAAATTTATTGAGTTAAGCCAATCCTTCAATTCATAGGTCATAATTAAAAAGCATAAGTTCCTTTCTATCCTTTTGATCTCTCATATAAGTTCCAACAGATCTCATAGTATATGTCAAATCAAACTCACTAACATTCCACTTTGATGATTCAAATCTATCTTTAACTAACTGATCTGAATTATAACTTACAAGAATATTCATTTGACTTGAGTTACAATCAGAAGCAAAATAATCATGGTCAAAATGTTTGTGAAGTTTACCCTTTCTACCATATAGATTATGTTTAATTTCATAAGGTGGATCCATGTATAAGAATACATCATCTTCCTTTTTTAGTAAATTTTCATATGTATTTTTAGTAATGACCCAATTAGATATAAGTTTAGAATATTCTGGTAATTTTTCTAAACCTCTAATTGTAAAATTAGAATCACTTGCTTGTTTAGAAAATGAAGATGATTCAGTTAATCCACTGAAAGAACATTTATTAACAATATAAAAAGCAATGGCACGATCTATATCAGCATAGTGCTCATCATTAATCATATCCTTTGTATCAAGAAAAAGTCTTTTAGCACTCTCTTGATCTGGATATTTATTTTTTAATTTAATAAGAGCATTAGATAATATATCACCTTTAGATTGTAGTTGCTGCCAAAAGTTTATTAATGGTTCATACAAATCACTCA